AGCCGTTGGTTGATCTCGTGATCTGCGTGTCGTCGCACTCGTGGTCAGCGAAGCACCCAGACTGGGCTCGCCGCGCCGTCGTCGTGATCGACAGCCTGGATCTCGACGAGGACCTGTATCCGCGCTGGGTCGAGCTACACCACGGCAAGGCGCGCGACGGTACCAACATCGTGGTGCGCCGCGACGAGCACGATCACCCGCTGCTGTACGGCATGCGCATGCGGTCCTGGATCCGCGGGCAGCTCTATGACGAGACGGCTGAGGGCGAGATGCGCGGCCGCAAGCTCTCGCGCCAGGAGCAAGCCGTGGCGCTCGGCCAAGTCATTGGCAAGATCGACTTCGGGACGCCGGCATGATCTACGGCATCGAACGCTGCGAACCGCGCAAGCCATCGCGCTTCGCGCGCACCGCCCAGGATGTCCTGTACCTGCTCGGCGTGCTGCTCACGATGCTGGTCTTCGCCGCCTTCTTCGCGCTCGACGACGCACATTCGGCTGAGCTCTACGCGCAGGCCGGCGACGCCAACTGGTCGCGTTGCTCGGGATCGGCGTGTTGGGACGAAAGCGGCGACCCAACGCATCCGCTGCCGGTGGCCTGGAACACGCGCGGCACGATGCTGTCGCTGGGCGGCCGAGCGGGCGAAGTCGAGTTGCGCTGGAACGCAGCCAGCATGCGCGGCGCCGTGCGGGGCACATTCGTCGACGACCAGTTTTTCGACGCCCAGAGTAGGCGCGTGCTCGGTCACCCTACGCGGCACATCGAGGCCCAGGTCGACCAGTGGCAGACCGGATTGCGGGCTGTGTGGGCGCCTCGCTGGCAGATGGTGCCCGGCGTGGCGGTGCAGCCCGAGATCGGCGCGTACTGGCACCACACGCGCTGGGCTATCACCTGGACGAAGCCCGACTGTGTCCGCGGCGATGGCGGCGACCGCAGCGTGACTCCTACTGGTGGCGTGCGCCTCCTGGTCGATGCGCACGATCGCCTCGCGGTTGCCGTAGGCCTCGAGGCGTACCATCGGCCAACGGTGCAGACGGCGCCGTTGGGTGGAGGTGGGCGCCGCGGGCCGGGGTTGGTGGTGACGGCTGTCGAGCTTCGCTGGTCGCTGTGATGGCGCGGCCCACTGCCATGCGGCAGTCGAGCGCGTGCTTGGGCAAGGAGAAATTTGACACTGCCGAGGCAGCATGGAAGGTCGCCAAGAGGCCGCGCACTGGAGCAGGGAAGTCTGATCGTCGTCGTGAAGGTGAGAGCAGAACGGTGTACCGCTGCCAGTACTGTGGGTCATGGCATGTTGGTCATGCCGACCACCGTGCGATGAGGATCCGCAAGATGTTTGCAATGAGGAGGATCGCGTGATGCAGATGAACCGCCGCAGTTTCCTGGGATCGATCCTGGCGCTCGCCGCCTGACAAGCGTTCACGGCCGGGGCATCAGACCAATGCGCAGTCCCAGTCTCTCTCCTCCTTGCGCACCCCGCTCCGTTGATATCGGCAGTACACTTCGTCACCTCAAGAGGAGCATGCGATGAAGACCAGTTCGATCCCCAGCCCCGGCGAAGCGCGCGCCCTCATGACCGGCGGCGGCGCATGCGAGGACGAGATCCTGCGCGACGGCTGCGCCCGCATGGCCGAAGTCGCCCGCAAGATGACGCCTGAGCAGCGCAAGCGCGCGCCGGCATCGTTCACCCAGGCCTGCAAGGACGCCGACGATCGCGACCGCCTGAACGGCGTCTACATGTCCACGCCGCCGCTGTAAGCGCTTGGCTCGGCGCGCGATCATCCTGCCCGAGGACGACGCGCCGCCTCGGCAACCGAAAACCCCCCCGATAGGGCCCGCGTCTCCCCTCGTACAGGAGCGCGGGCCCGCTACCACAGACGACGAACTCCTCGAGACGCTAGCCGAGTTTGAGTTCGATCCGTACGGGTTCGTGCTATGGGCCTTCCCTTGGGGTGAGCCGGGCACCGAACTCGAGCACGAAACCGGTCCAGACGAATGGCAGCGCGAGCTCCTGCAGTACGTGGGCGCTCGGCTGCGCGAGGGCGGCGACGTTGGTTCGCTCGTCCAGGTCGCGGCCCGCAGCGGTCACGGCGTCGGGAAATCGGCGGCGACGGCGTGGCTCATCCTGTGGGCGATCTCGACCTTCGAGAACACGCGTGGCGTCGTGACCGCGATGACCGAGCCGCAGCTCAGGCAAAAGACCTGGGCCGAGCTCGCGCGCTGGCACGGCCTTTTCATCGGCCGCAGCCTCTTCGAACTCACGGCGACATCGATCAAGCCGGCGCACAACGAAGAGTCCAAGGAGTGGCGCATCGACGCAGTGCCGTGGTCGGCGCAGCAACCCGCCGCCTTCGCTGGCCTGCACAACAAGGGGCGCCGAATCCTGCTCCTCATGGACGAGGGCTCCGAGATCTCGGACGTGATCTACGAGGTCAGCGAGGGCGCGATGACCGACACCGACACCCAGATCATCTGGGCGGTGTTCGGCAACCCGACCACCAGCACGGGGCGCTTCTTCGATCTCTTCGGCGACAAGGGCCGCAGGCGCTGGCGCACATGGACTATCGACAGCCGTAACTCGAAATTCAGCAACAAGCTGCTCATCAAGTCCTGGGCCGATGAGTATGGCGACGACAGCGACTTCTTCCGCGTGCGCGTGAAGGGCCTGCCACCGCGGGCTGGCGTGAGTAACTTCATCGCGCCCGAGGACGTGCGCAAAGCCCGCGATCGCGTGCTGCGCTACAACGACTACGCCAGCTACCCGATCGTGATGGCGGTCGACCCGGCCGAGTTCGGCGACAACAACTCCGTGGTCACGGTCCGCCAGGGACCGAAGGTCCACAAGCGCTACCGGTACTCGGGCATCGATGGCATCGATCTCGCGGGTCGCGTGGCCGACATCCGGATGAAGGAGTGGCCAACCTGCGGCTGGGTCGGCGTGGAGTCGACAGGAATAGGGGCTTCCTGCGTGGCAGCACTGCGCCGCGTGCCCGGCTTCCCGCTGTATCCGATCAACCCGGCGCTTCCGGCCGCCGACGACCAGACCTATTGCAACATCCGCGCTGAGGCCTGGGGGCGCATGCGCGAGGCCCTTGAGTTCGCCCAGTGGCTCGACGACGACGACCTGCAGGAGCAGGCCTGCAGCGTCAACTACGGCTACGACGGCCGCATGCGCTACCAGCTCGAGTCCAAGAAGGACATGCGCCGCCGCGGGGTCTCCAGCCCGGACGACGCAGACTCGTTGGCTCTCACCTATGTAGCTGATACGATTACTGTCAAGCCCGGCGTGAAGGCGCGCGCGCAGCCCCAAAAGCGGCGCATCGTCATCATGTAAGGCGAAACACCAACGAGTCGCCCCTGGCAGGCGCACCGGCTGGCGTTGTTGCCCGATAGCAACCCAACCTGGAGCCCGCCCATGTTCGCCGCGATTCGCGTCTGGTTGTCCACGCTTTTCAAGCCGCTCGAAGCCAAACTCAAGGCGCGCATCGAGCTCGCGCACCAGAAGCTCGACGATCTCGAGCGCAAGCTCGAGGACCATCTGCGCGCGAAGAGCTGACGCCCCGTGTTCAATTCGGGCGGCATCCCCGATAGACCGCTCGTGCGGGTGCGCAACCTGCAGGACACCCAGCGCCTGAAGGAATCGCAGTCAGGCCTCGGCCTGCCATCGGGCCAGAACAACCTCAGCGACCCACCGGCCATCACCAGCGACAGCGCGCTGGCAGGGCACATCCGCGTCACTTGGGATCGCAACAAGATGGCGCGCGAGAAGGTCACGCAGCGCCTGCTGGCCTGCCTGCGCGCACGCCGCGGCGTGTACTCCCAGCAGCAACTCCAGCAGATCCAGGACCGCGGCGGTCAGAACGTGATCTGGATGGAACTCTCCGAGGAGAAGTGCAAGGCAGCCGGCGCATGGATCCGCGAGGTCGTCATGCCGGTGGGCGACTACCCGGCATCGATCGAACCGTCGCCAGTCCCTGATCTGCCGGCCGACGTCAAGGTCGCCATTGCTCAGAAAGCGATGGCCAAGGCCAAGGACATGTTCGTGCACATGAGCCAGCAGCTCATGGGGCAGCAGGGCGCGCAGCAGCAACCACAACAGCCTCCACCTCCGCAGCCCGGCATGCAGCCACCCGGCCAGGGCGTCGATCTCACGCAGGCGCCGCAGCAACCGGTGATGGATCGCGAAGAGTTCCGCCAGATGTCCGTCGAGATCGGCGAGCGCATGCGCGATCAGGTCGAGCAGGCCTACCGCGACGAGGCCAAGGATCGCGCCGAGAAGATGCAGCGCAAGATCCACGACCTCATGGCCGAGGGCGGCTGGGAAAAGGCGATCGACGCTTTCATCGAGGAGTTCGTCACCTACCCCGCAGCCGTGATGATGGGTCCGGTGTACGAGAAGTCGAACCAGCTCAAGTGGGGCGAAGGGTTCACACCGCAGGTCGATCACCGCCCGCAGATGCGCTGGCGCTGGATCCCCATCTTCGACGTCTACCCGGCCCAGTACGCCACCTCATGCCAGACCGGCGATCTGTGCATCCGCGTGCGCTACACGCGCCGCGAACTCTCTGACCTGCGCGGGCTCGAGGACTACCGAACCGACCAGATCGAGCAGGCCTTGATGGCTTACACCAACGGCCACCTCGAGGGCTGGATCTGGCAGGAGGCCGAGCGCCAGCGCCTAGAGCAGGAATCGTTGTATTCGTGGCTGTCGCCGCGCGGCGTCATCGATGGCATCCACTACTGGGGCAGCGTGCCCGGCTGGAAGCTCATGAGCTGGGGCGTGCGCGGCATGGACAACCTCGACCCGGTCGAAGAGTACGAGGTCGACGCCATCCTGATCGGCCCCTACGTGATCCGCTGCGCCGTGAACCGCGACCCGCTGAAGCGCAGGCCGTTTTTCAACGCGAGCTTCGACCCGGTGCCCGGATCGTTCTGGGGCCGCTCAATTCCCGATCTCGTCGAGACGCCGCAGAAGATGATCAATGCGGCTGCGTGCTCACTCGCCGACAACATGGCGTGGGCCTCCGGCCCGATGGCGTGGGTGCACCAGGACCGCCTTGCCGATGGCGAATCGATCGAGATGGTGCCGGGCAAGATGTACCAGCTGAAGAGCGACCCCACTCAGGGCGTGAATCCCGGCATAGGGTTTCTCACCGTGCCGGACATCAGCGAGAAGCTGCATGCCGTCATCGAGAAGTTCTCGATCCGCGCCGACGACTCGAGCGGCGTGCCGCGCTACACGTACGGCAACGAGCGCGTGGGCGGCGCCGCCGACACGTACTCGGGCCTCGCGATGCTCATGAACAACGCCGCCAAGGGCCTGCGGCGCGCCATTGGCCAGATCGACATCAACGTCATCGAGCCGAGCATCTATGCGGCCTACGTCAACGAGATGGTGTTCGGCGACGACGAGTCGGTGAAGGGCGACTGCTTCGTGCAGGCGCGCGGGGCCACGGCAATGCTGGTCAAGGAAGCGCGCAACCAAGCGGCGATGACCGCGGCGCAACTCACGGCCAATCCGATCGATGCGCCCATCATCGGCGCCAAGGGCCGCGCGGCGATCCTGCGACGCGTGCTCGATCAGGCCCTCGAGATCAACCCCGAAGGCATCGTCCCCACCGATGACCAGATCGATCAGCAGCAGGCTCAGATTGCCCAGCAACAGCAGGCGGCGATGCAAGCGCAGGCCGAGGCGGAGCAGGCTCAAGCGCAGGCGCAGCTGCAGAGCAAGCGCGAAGAGATCGCGAGCCGAGAAAAGATCGAGGGCGCCAAGCTCGCCGCACAGCATCTGCAGGCGCAGCGCAAGGCTCAACCCATCGATGTCGAGTACGGGCCGGGCGGCGAGGTGCGCCGCGTAGCCCAACAACAGCCGGTCTCCACCGGCATCCAGTGAGAGGAGCTTCACCGTGGCAACCTTCCAAGTTTTCGCCTTCTTCAAGGGAGCCCTTGGCGACGGCTCAGTCGACCTGGATACGCAAGCGATCTGGGCCTACCTGTCGAACTCGCAGCCCGACAAGGACAACGCCAAGTACAAGTCCCAGGTCACCGAAATCGGCGCCGGCAACGGCTACACCGCAGGCGGGCAGGCGCTCACCAGCGTCACCTGGACGCAGCAGGCCGGCAGCCCGCAGGGCATCTGGGTCTTCGACTCCGCGGACTTCAGCTGGACGGCGAGCGGCGGCTCGATCGGCCCCGCCCAGTACGTCGTTGTCTACGCCAAGAGCGTTTCGCTGTCGCCGAGCGATTTCCTGATCGGCTACGTGGACTACGGGACCCCGTTCACCATCACCGATGGCAACAGCCTGAACGTGACAGTGTCGAACGGGTTCTTCGAACTCTCGGGCGGCTGATCGCCAGAGGGCCATGGGCGGCCTGCGCATCCGGCTGGGCGCGGCGCCGCCTCCCAGCCCTATCGCATTGCCGATCAGCAGACAGCTGGTCGGTGTCAATGGCCGTCCTATCACGGCGGCGCGCACTCTCGCCGTTGCCCGCGCGACGACTCCGCTCGTTGGCAGGGCCGTCACCCTCGCGCTGTCCGGCACGTTCACCGAGGACTTCACGGCCGTAGCGAGCGCCAACCCGGTTGACACCAACACTTGGCTCGCCGGCGGATCGACGGGCGGCAGCTGGAACAACTGCCGGAGCATCAACGGCAGCGGCCTCTTCGGATCCGCCAACGTCACAACGACCGACGACTGCTTGGCAGTTCTCAAGTCGAGCGTGCAAGCGATGGGGAACAACCAGTACGTCGAGGCTGTCATCCAGCGCACGACGAACTATTTCCCCACCGGGAACAACCACGAGGTTGAAGTGCTGACGCGCTTCAATCTTAGCTCCGGCGATGCGCATGGATACGAGTGCATCTTCGGCCTTACGCCGACGCAGGCGTACATCGCTTTCGTGAAGTGGCTCGGTTCGCTCGGTTCGTATCAGGCGATCTGGGACCCTGGCGCCGGCTCAATCACGCCGCTCGTCACAGGCGACATCGTGCGCGTTGAGATCAGCGGCAACGCGGCGAAGGTTTACATCAACTCGGTGAAGGTGGGACCCACTGGAGCCGCTAACTCTGGCATTGGCACTGGCGGCAGCGCCAACGATATCGATCTCACCAAACTCTATCTCGACAATCAGTCGAATCTGAGCGTGTGGTCGAGCGGACAGCCCGGCCACGGATTCTGGCCGCAGTCCGGCGCGACGCTGACCAGCTACGGCTTCAAGTCGACAACCATGGGTAGCCTGCCATGAGCGTCGCCTTCGTAAACCTGCAGGCGCCATGGAACTCGAGCTCGCCTTCTGCGAGCCCCAGCTTCACGCCGGCAGCGCTGAATCTCTTGCTGGCGTACGCGTTTGATGCCAGTCGTAACAACGCCACGCTTGGTTTTTCCGGCACCGGGTCGTACACGCAACTCACGCCGCCTGGGAACTTCAACGACACCGCCGGTGACACGCACGGCGTTGCCTACAACCCAAGCTCGGCCAACAGTTCTCAGACTGTCACCATCTCGGCCACCGGCGGCGACAATATGTTCGGCTGGGTCGCCGAGTACTCCGGCGTTACCGTGCCACCGACGTCGTCGACGCCGTCGGTGAGGACCGCTCCAGGTACCGGCACCGGAGCGGTCCTTGGCTCTGCGCAAAACGTCAACACTGGCGACGTGCTCGTGGCGCTGTGCACGAATACCTCAGGCACCACTGACACGATCACGCCAGCCGGCGGCGGCAACAACCGCGGTAGCGGCACGATCGTCGGCGGGCCCTTGTCATGGTGCTGGGCGGATTGGGCCGGCAGCGGCGGCTCGATCACGCCGTCGTTCACAGCAACGAACGGCGCGGCCGACAAGTACATCGTCACTCAGATCCTGCTGAGCGCCAGCGCCAACTTGTCTCTGGACGTGACGCGAGCCGTCATCAACATGATCGCTCGCAGCATCGCCTTTGGCTTCAATCAGCCCGGCACGCCGGTCGTGGCTGTCTTCTCACAGTTCCCGAAGAACCCGATTCGCAACGATGCGCAGGGGTACCAATGATCTATCTCAACGCAACCACCTCGAAGCTGCAGATCGTCTCGTCGTCGGCAGCGAACCTCGACGTCCAGTGCAACTACATCGACGCCGCCACGAGCGGGCTGGGCACACAGACTCCGGGCGACCAGGGCACGGCCATCTCGAGCGCCGCCACCACCGACATCCTGGCTGCGCCGGCATCGTCGACCACGCGCACGCTGAAGCAGATGACCGCGCGCAACAAGCACGCGAGCCTCGCTCAGACCGTCACTGTCCAGTACAACAAGAACGGCACGGTCTACGAATTGCACTCGACCACCCTGCAGGCAGGCGAGATGCTCGAGTACATCGAGGGCGTGGGTTTCTTCGCGCTGCGCGCCACCTCGGGCCTCACCCCCGATATCCAGACCTTCACCGGCAACGGCACATGGACGAAGCCCACCACCTTCACGCCGAAGGCCGTCATCGTCCTGCTGTGGGGCGCGGGCGGCGGTGGCGGCGGCGGCGGATCGCTCGCGACCGCGACCGTCTGCAAGGGTGGTGGAGGCGGTGGCGGCGGCGCGTGCCTGCGCCGTGAGTACGCAGCAAGCGACCTGGGCGCGACCGAAAGCGTGACGATCGGCACCGGTGGCTCGGCGGGCGCCGCGAGCACCGCGGGCGCGGCGGGCGGCGACGGCGGAACCGGTGGGAACTCGACCTTCGGCTCGAAGCTCACCGCATACGGTGGCGGCGGCGGTCGTGGTGGTGCCATCTCGGCCGTCGTGACAGGCGGCGGTGGTGGTGGCGGCTGCGGCGGTGCAGGCAGCGTCGGCACGACTTCCGGTGGGGCGGGCGGCATTCCCACTGCGGCATCGAACGGTGCGGGTGGCCAGGGCGTGACCGGTGGTGTCGCCACCGCGACTTCGCAGAACGCCGAGTACGGTGGGGCGGGCGGCGCTGGCATCAACAACACCCCGACCGGCGGGGCGGCTGGCGGCTCGGGCTTGATGGGGGGCGCAGGCGGCGGAGCGGGTGGATCGCACTCGTCCACGCCAGCGATCGTGGCTGGCGGTGCTGGTGGGGCTGGCAACTCGTACACGGCTGGCGGTGGCGGCGCGGTCGGAACCGACGGCGCTGCGCCCACGGCTGGCTCGGCCGGTGCGGCAGCTACCACCTACCGCGGCGGGGCCGGAGGTGGAGGTGGCGGCACGACCGTCACGGCGTCGACCAACGGGGCAGCCGGCGGTCGCGGCGGCCAAGGAGGTGGAGGTGGAGGTGGAGGTGGGGTCGGTCAGAACCCCGGCACCGGTGGCGCTGGTGGCCAGGGTGGCGACGGCTACTGCGTGGTGATCTCGTTCTGAGGCGATAGACCGTGGCTTACCAGGGCATCTGGTTCGACGGCGAGTCGACGCCGCCGGGCTGGTTCGACGCCGAGCCGATCGGCTTCGACCGCGAGGTCCATGACGTCGGCGGCGGCTCGATCTCGCTGCAGGTCGACCGCGGCGCGGTGCAGGTCGTCGGCCGGCAGGTCACGCTCGCCATCACCGCCGCGGTCACGCGCGCCGCCGTTCAGGTTGTCGGGCGCACCGTCGGCGTAACCGTCAACACAAACATTGCGGTGCAGCGCGCGCAGCTCGTCATCACGGGCGCCAGCTGGACCGCAGAGATCACCAACGTCTGGGACCCGGCTGAGCTTGTCATTGCCGGCCGCAACGTCACCCTCGTGGTGACGGGCGGCGGCGCGAACCTGCCGGTCACGCGCACGCAGATCCTCGCCGTCGGCCGACAGGTCACAGCTACCACCACCCTATCCGTCTCCAGGGCCGCAATCGTTTTCACCGGCCGGCAGGTCCAGCAGGCAATCACGCTGAAGGTCGACCGGCAGGCGATCCGCGTCTTCGGTCGCGACGTCGTCGTGACGCCGCAACAGAGCGTCACCATCCCCGTCACGCGCGCCCAGGTGCTCGCCGTTGGCCGGCAAGTCGCTGAATCGCTGACACTCGCTGTCGGCCGCGCCCAGATCGTGGCCGCGGGTCGGCAGGTCACGGCGTCGATCTCGTCAGCGGTGCAGCGAGCTGCGATCCAGGCAGCAGGCCGGCAGGTCAGCGAGACGATCGGCCTGCGCGTCGACCGCGGAGCTGTGCGCGTGGCCGGGCGCGACGTCACGATCACGCCGATCTCGGGCCTGTTCCTGCAGGTCGACCGCAACGCGGTGCGCGTGCTGGGTCGCGATCTCACGGCCACCACGACCTTTGCGATCGCACGTACCGCAGTGCGCGCCGCGGGTCGACAGCCCACCTTTGCACTCACGCTCGCCGTCGACCGCACCACGATCCGCACTGCGGGTCGCGACATCGGTCTGGTGGTACCGCTCTCGCTGCCGGTCACCCGGGCCACCGTCCAGGTGGTCGGCCGCGACGTCACCGTTTCGCCACAGAGCAACCTGACGCTCGACGTATCGCGCTCGACCGTGCGCGTGTTCGGGAGGCAACTCGTTGAATCAATTGGATTCGACGTTTCTCGATCGAGCTTGCTGCTACGCGGCAGAAACGTCGACCTGCAGATCGTCGGCAGCTTCGCCATCGATGTCGGCCGCGCGAGCGTCGACGTGGCGGGGAAACCCGTCACGCTCACCATCACCCAGCCGCAGCCGGCGATCGGGTGGGACGCGGCGACGATGGGGCGTCTGGCGCGCGGCTTGCCCAACCTCCGCTTCACGCCGCCCACCAAACCCAAGCGCAAGCGCGAACCGGTCGAGGCGAAGGGCGTCCCCACGCCCGTTCCGGCGAAGCTCCTGGCGCTGGTCGCCAGGGCCATCGAGCTTCCGCCGGCTCCTCCTCCTGCGCCGATCGCCGATGCCGCAGTCGCGCGCGCCGAAGTGCGGGTGGAACGGCATGAAGCGGCCACCAGTCCGACGAACGACCGGCCGGAGCCCACCCAGCCGCAGAAGGAAGCCGGCAACTACCGCAAGGCCCACGTCCACATTCTGGGCCTCGACATCACCATCGAGAACCCGGTCGGCAGCACGCGCAGCGGGCCGGGGTGGTCGGTGGTCATGTCCAACGACTACGGCTACATCCGCCGCACCGTTGGTGCCGACGACGAGCAGATTGACGTCTACTTGGGGCCGAACCTCACGCCCGATTGCCCGGTCTTCGTCATCGACCAGCACGAGCCGGGCGGCGACTTCGACGAGCACAAGGCGGTGCTGGGCGCGCTCGATGCCGACGAGGCAGAGGCGATCTACGACGCGCACTTCAGCGACGGCAGCGGTCCTGCGCGCCGGAGCGCTACCGTGCGTATGTCGCTCGAGCAGTTCAAACGCTGGCTCGACGGCGAGGAACTCAGCGAGCCCGCCGCCGAGTCTGTGCCGCCTCCCAGCCCGCGCGATGCGGCTGCCGAACTGCGCGCCAACATCGAAAACGAGATCGCCGAACTGCGCGATCAGATGGAAGCCCAGCTCGCCGAGGTGCGCGGCGAGCTCGAGCGCGAGCGCGCGCAGCGCCTGGAGCTGGAGCGGGCCGCCGCGTCGCTTCGCCTGCGCGACCAGAACCAGCGGATCATCGACGCAGCCGTGCGCGCATTGCTCGACCAGGATTGAGCCTGTACCATCGCAACCCATTGAATGGCTGAGCCAAGCAACTTCCGACCGAATAACGATCAGCAGCTCCTACTGGAGTCGCTGACCCGTTCGCCAGACGTGAGGATGCTGGTCGAGCACCTGCTCGTACCGTGGCTCGACCACACAGATCGACGGCTCCGAACCGCGATCAACGACTTTCAGAAGATGCAGGGTCAAGCCTGCGCTCTGGAGCGGCTGATCGAAATGCTCACCGTCAAGCCCCAGCGGCCTGTTCCCGTTCGCCGGCCAATCAAGTTCGGCGACGACACAGGGCTGGGTTGACCGGCACCAAGCCAACCGCGGCGGGCGTCCAACCCGCCAGCGCTTGATTGAGGGCACGCATGAACGGAGCACCCAGCGTCTCTACCGATGGGCCGCGCCTGCCGCGGCAAGTGCAGCAGCGAGCGAAACTCGCCGAGCGGCTGCAGAAGCAGCAGCAGGAAAGGCTCAACGGTTCCGACCCCTCGTCTCAGACGCCCCCGCCGGCTCCGGCCGCGACGGACGATCCCAAGGCGGCGAGCGCTCCCGAAAGCAACACACCGCCGGATGCACGGCGCGCACCGATCGAACAACCACCGACGCCTGATGGCGCGGAAGTTCCAGGTGCCGCGGCCGTGAATGGTGCGGACCCAGGCGGCGAGCAGCTGGACCCTGCAGCCAAGCACTGGCGAAACCGCTACCACAGCGTGATGGGCGTGTTGCGGACGGAGCGGGAACGACACTCCGGTGAGGTTGGTGAACTCAACCTCCGCATCGCAGAGCTGCAATCGCAATTGGCCCAGGCCAAAACCTCGACCGGCCAGCCGGCCGATCTGAAGCTGGAGGACTACTTCTCCGCTGAGCAGATCGACGCGCTGGGAGAGGACCGTGCCGCCGAGATGCTGCGCTTGTCGCAGCGCCTCGCGCGCCAGCAGGTCCAGCAACAGGTCGAGGCCGCGCTCGAGCCGATTCGTCAGCGTGAAAAGCTCGACAGGGAGCGTGTCCAGCGCACGCAGCAGCAGCAACAGGAAGACGCTCGGCAGGCGATGTTCGATGCCATGACCGAAGCGGTGCCGAACTGGGTCGAGATCAACAAGACCGAAGGCTGGTTGCGTTGGCTCGCCGTGTTCGACGAGCAGGCTCTGAGGACGCGTGATCAGATCCTCCAGGAGGCGTTGGCAGTCAATGACGCTGTCCCGGTGATCACACTGCTGCGGCGCTATACGGCCGACACGCAGGGCGCGCGAGCAAAGCCACCTGTGCTGCCGGCCGCGAATGACGTTGGAGGTGGACCGCCTGGAGCGGCCGCCCAACCCGAACCCGAAGAGCGGCTCACGCCAGCCGAAGTGAAGCGGATGTACACGAGGATCGCAACTGACCGGACGATCACGGACGCCGAGCGCGACAAGCGCAGAGCGGAGTTGGACGCGAGGGTGAAGAAGGCTTTCGGGCCGCGCACCGCAGCCTGAGAGCTCAACGCCCCAACATAGGAGAACCCCATGGGCGTTCCTCGCGCATCAGGCGTACCCGATTACGGACCCGGTTCCGGTACGTCGAATTTCATCCCGGAGGTTTGGTCCGGGAAGCTGATCGAAAAGTTCTACAAGACCACCGTCTTTGGCGAGATCGCCTCGACGGACTACGAGGGTGAGATCGCGGGCTTCGGCTCGAATGTGATCATCCGCGGAGTGCCCGACGTCACGGTCGACGACTACGTGGTGGGGATGACCCTCACGTACGAGCGCCCGACGCGCGTCAGCAACAACCTGTCGATCGACAAGGCGAAGTTCTTCGCCGTCGTGCTGAACACGGTAGATGTTCGCGAGTCCGACCTGGACCTCTCGGACATCTTCGCCGAGGACGGCTCGATCAAGCTGAAGATCGCCGCCGACGCCGACATGCTCGAAGTGATCCCGTCGCAGGTCGCGGCGGTCAACCAGGGCGCAACGGCAGGCAACGACTCGGCCAACATCAACCTGGGCGTGCTCGCCACCCCCATCATCATCTCCACCGATGAGGGCTCCGGTGTGCGTGGCGCCGTCGACTTCCTGGTCGACATGGGTCAGGTGCTCGACGAGCAGAGCGTGTCCGACGAGGGCCGCTGGGTGGTGCTGCCGCCCTGGTACATCAACAAGCTGAAGCGCTCGCCGCTGAAGATCGCGTCGCTCTCGGGCGACAACGTCTCCATCCTGCGCAACGGCAAGGTGGGCATGATCGATCGCTTCACCGTGTACCAGTCGCGCAACGTGCTGAAGACGCAGTCGCCGGCGCTGTCGTGGGCGATCATGTTCGGCCACTCCGCGGGGCTCGCCTTCGCGGCTCAGATCACCGAGGCCGAGATGATCACCAACCCGACGGACTTCGGTTACCTCGTCCGCGGCCTGATGGTGTACGGCTACAAGGTCATCGAGCCGAACTACGTGGGCCTTGCCTACGCCAAGCCGCAGTGATGCGGCCGCAGGCCGGTGCTGAAGAAGCTCCGGCCTTCTGAGCAACTCTCATCAGGAGCAGACCATGGGCACGCCCAGCGTCTACAAGTACAAGGGCCTCAACGAGGTCAAGGACGGCGAAGAAAACATGAAGTCTCTCAAGGCTTCCGCCGGCAGCAAGGCCAAGCCACGCTATCCGGACAAGCCCCTGGGCATCGTTCCGGGCGGCAGCGCGACGACCGGCAGCGGTGGTCCTGCGCACAAGGGCAGCTTCGGCAGCGGCACGCCGAACGCCTGAGTCCCAGGTTCCCGCCGGGTGATGTCGGCCCGGCGGGCCTTCAACCAAGCTGAGGTCAAGCGATGCGGTCGGTAGCCAAGTCCATCCTTCCCATGCCCAGGCCGCAGATCGCAGGAGATCCAATGACAGCCCGCATCCCGCTTCCCACCATCGCTGCCGGCGGACAGCGCGCCACGCGCCACCTCAAGCCCGCTGTCGCCAATGCGCTCGCGATCCGCGACGACGGCGTGCTGGTGCCGGCCACGTCTCGCATCCTGGCGCAACCGAACATCCGGCCGTATCACGGCAAGCCGAACGCCACGATCGAGGAACGCCTCGCCTATCTTGCGGGGTTTTCGCCGCGCCGCGATGTCCTCGGCCTGGAGCCCTTCAACATGCGCACGGCGACCAAGGAAGAAATCCTCCAGTTCATGGAGGAGGACTACGGTGTCGTGCTCGACGGCCGCGCCGACGAAGAAACCGTGCGCGCCAACGCGGTCGCGCACATCAAGGCAACGCGTGCCGAAGAAGCGCGCCGCGCGCAGCTGGCGGCCTCCGCTTCGGCAGAGATGGGCGGCAACCTCGCAGCCGGCGCGCCAGCGCAGGTCGGCTTCGATCCGCTCGCTCTTCCGCCCGGCGCGCAGGTCGTAGCCGGCGGCGTGATCTCGGGCGACGAAGCAGCGACCCTGGCCGCGCGCGCGGCGGCGTTGCGCGATGCTCAGCTGACGCAGCTGTCGGCTGCCGAGCTGGCAGCGCAGGAAAAGCAAGAGCTCGCGGAGTCGCGTGCGTCGCGCCGGGGCGGCAAGGGCATCAGCTAACCCATGACGATCGCGGCGTCGGTCCCCATCAATCGAGCGGCCTCAACGCTGCTCGATCCGGCGCACGTCGCCTGGAGCGCCGCGGAACTGCTCGACTACCTGAATGCCGCCCAGCGCGCGGTCGTTCAGCTCAAGGCCGACGCGTACACGAAGATCGCCGCCATCCCGCTCGTGGCCGGTGTCGATCAGGTGCTGCCCTCGGATGGACTGTCGGTCATCAACCTGTACCGCAACACGGTGAGCAAGCGTGTCGTGAAGCAGGTCGGCTTCGAGTCGATGAACTCGTGGGCCACCGACTGGGCCGCGGAAACGCCGCGCGCGGATGCCTACGAGTGGATGGCCGACCAGCGCCAGCCGATGCGCTTCCAGGTCTACCCGCCCAATGACGGCACTGGATCGCTCACCGGTGTCTACGGAGCGATGTGCCCGGTGCTCGCGAGCTCGGCCGACAACATCGGTCTTCCGGACAGCTACGAGCCGGCGCTCTACAACGGCATCCTGCACTTTGCCTACGCCAAGAACAGCCGGCGCCAGGATCTGCAAAAGAGCGCCGCCGCGCTGCAGGCGATGATCGCGATGGTCACGGGCAAGACCGCCACCATCAAGCTGAACGCGCCGGACCTCAAGCAGGTCGAGCAGGGGCAGTCGTAATGGCTGACGTCATCGACCTCATCGCCCGCGTGCAGCAGCGCGTGCCCAAGGCGCCCATGCTGGTAGTCCGCGACGCCTACGTGGCAGCCGTGCGCGACTGGTGTGGTCAGACCCGCTGGGCGCGCGACACCCTCGAAGCGACGCTCGTCGCCGACACCGCCGACTACAGCCTGGGTAGCGACCCGTTCCTCGAGATCATCGACGTGCCAGTGGGCAAGCTCATGGTGACGCTGTCGACCGGCCGCATCACCGAGATTCCGATGAAGCCCTCGGACCCGCATTCGTTCGACGGCAACACGCCGTTCACGCAGCCGCGCACGTACGCGTACATCCCGGAGTCGGACATCACGTTCTATCCGACGCCCGACAAGACCTACGGTGTCGTGCTCGAGCTGGCCGTGCAGCCCACGCGCAGCACGACTCAGATCCCAGACAAGGTGGTGGCCAAGCACTGGCGCGCCTTCGAGGCCGGCGCGCTCGCGCATCTGCTGATGCTGCCAGAGCCCTGGAAGGATCCCGTGATTGCCAAGGTCGAAGAGTCGATCTTCAAGGCCTCGGTGAACAACGCCAAGGCCGACGTTGCGCGCGGCTTCCAATCCGGCACGGTGCTGATCCGCCGCCTGCCGTGGATCGTGGGGTAGACCATGTCAGCGTTCGGACTCACGCCGAAGGTTCCGACCCCGATGACCGGGGCGCCGTTCCCGACCGGCATCCAGTTCCAGGAAAACGAGGTCGACGTCGGGCCGCCAAACCCGCAGAACGTCAGCTTCAACAACGACTTCGCTCTCACCTACGACGCCACCACCGGCACGGTGAACGTCGAGTCGACAGCATCGGGTGGAAGCGGTGGTAGCGGTGGCCTTCCTGCTGCCGTGGGCGCGCGCGCTTCCCTGACCGACGACCAGCAGTCCGGAACCACGGTCATCTTCAACAAGGTGAGCGGCCAGGGCGATTGGTCCGACGGCAACATGGACACCGCGCTTGGCGTGTACACGGTCCCGGCCGGAAGTGACGGCTACATATTCGCCATCGAAGCCGGCCTGAACCTGCAATCTGGCTCTGAGGGGAGCGCCTCAGCCGATGTCTCGATCATCGTCAACGGCACAAACCAGATCGGCCGCGATTCAGTCACGCTGGGCCCAAGCTCCGACACGCAACTCAAACTCATAGCCGGCCACGTTCAGCTCAACGCTGGCGATCAGATCAGCGTGCAGAGGACCAACGGTTCATGGGGCACTGCGATCTTCGTGGTGGGCGGCGTCGAGTACACGTTCCTGTCTGTCGTCAGGCTCTTCCCTGGTCCGTAGGCGTGAATGCGAGTCTCAGTCGAACGCTTCCGGGGAGAACTACCTCGCGTAGCCTCTGAGCTTCTGCCGGAGGGCTACGCGCAGCGCGCGGTCAACTGCCGCCTGTTGTCGGGCAACCTCGAAGCCTGGAAGAATTTCCAGCTGATCGAGCACCTGTGCAAGAGCGGGGTGATCAACACCATCTACCCGCTGCACGACCCTGCCGACGCGCTTCTCATCTACTGGCTGCACTGGACCGACGCCGAGCTCGCCTCGGGTGCGGTCGAAGTCGACGTTGCGGCATCCACGCTTGCAGGGGACACAACGGCGCGCGTGTATCTGACCGGCCTCGATGTGCCGCGTTGGACCAACAAGGCCATGGCCACCGACGGATCTGGATGCCTCCCGATCACCACGCGTCCGCTCGGCGTCATCAACCCTGACAACCCGCCGGTGCTTGACGCGGTCGGCGCAGGCGGCTCGACCTCGGTCACCTTCACCGATGGCTTCGACGACGCCAGCGTGTGGACACTGTCGAGTGACTTCAATAACGGCATCACGCTGCGCCACGCCGAGATCATCTCGACAGATGGCAACCCGGCACCGTGCCTGCAAACGCACGCCCGTGAATCGCTTGCCAACGCTTTCGCGTATCGCGACACCGGCGCCGGCGGCGCTCTGAGTACGCAACTGCGCTTCCAATTCAAGTGCGACACGCCTGCGACTTCCGGTCTCTACAACTGGACCTGCCGCCTGTACAGCAGCGTGGCGGGCTCGGGGATCATCGTGTGCATGGCGTTCGGCTCTTCGCTGCCGGCGCTCGTCATCGGTACCACTGACGCCTGGGACGACCTGCACGGCACCATTCAATACGCGGTGCAGGGCCTCAGTGCTTTGCCGCCGGTTGGCACTTGGCATCAGGTGCAGATCGACGTCACGCGCGTGCAGTCTGGCCTGTGCCACATCACAGCCGCCATCTCCAAACTGGACGGCTCTGTGGTGTATGCCACCACGACGGCAAGTGACGTGCCATCGAGCGGCGGCTTCATCGGCTTCGGCAGCAACAACGATCCGGGCCTGGGCGGTTGCAAGGTCGACTTCGACAACATCCAGTTCAACGGCCAGAACATCCCCGACGACACGAGCAACGACTCCACCACGAGCTACGTGTACACATTCGTCGCCGACAATGGCGACGGCACGTTCTCAGAGAGCGGTCCGAGCCCGGCTTCAGTCACGATCTCGCGCGATCCGTCCACCATCGTCACGGTGACCACCGACACCAGCCCGCCGTCGGGCTTCGACTATCACGTCGTGGCCAAGCGCATCTACCGCGCGGTCACCGGCGCCACATCGACCGCCTTCCACCTCTTGGTCGAGATCCCGCTCGCGCAGGCCGACTACGTCGACTCGATACCGGATTCAACGGCAGCGCAGGGCGACACGTTGCCCAGCGAGGGCTGGGACCTGCCGCCGCACAACCTGCGCGGCATTCTGGCGTTGCCGAACGACATCTACGCCGGCTTCCACGACAACGTACTGGATCTGAGTGCGCAGGGTCAGCCGCACGCGTGGCCCGTCAAGTTCCGTCTAGCCACCGATCGCAAGATCGTCGGCATCGGCGCGGTGGACACCATGGTGGTGATCGTGACCGAAGGCTTCCCGTACATCGCTGCCGGCAACGCGCCCGATGCGTACTCGATGGGCAAGATCGAATTTCCGCAGTCCGGCGTGAGCAAGCGCAGCATCTGCTACGTGAACGGCGTCGGCGTGTGCTACGCGTCGCCAGACGGCATGGTTGCCATCTCTGGTCCTGGCCGCGCTGATTTGATCACGGTGAACGTGTTCACGCGCGAGGAGTGGCAGGCGTTCAACCCACCGTCGATGATCTGCCGCGCGCACGACAACCGCATCTTCGTGCAGTATCAGAAGACCGACTCCACGCGTGGCATGTTCATCCTCGAAACCACGCAGGACGGCTTTGGCAAGGTATCACTAGCTTTCAGCTGCACGGCGATGTTCCCGGACCTGCTGACCGACAAGCTCTACCTCGTGCTCGACGAGAACGATCCGCCATCGAATGTTGGCAGCCCGCGCACCGATCAGGTCGTGCCTGACGGGCGCACGATCTATGCCTTCGATTCTTACGACGGCGGTAGCCCGGCGGTCTCGGCGAAGCTTCCGTACCTGTGGGAATCAAAGCTCTCGATGCTCGATCGGCCGATCACGTTCCGCTACGGCCGCGTGCAGGCGAAGAGCTTCGACGATATCTCGATGACGGTCGAGGCCAACGGCAGCGTGGCCTACTACACCAAGGAAGTGACCAGCCAGGAGGAGTTTCCGCTCCCCGATGTGCCGGCCGAAGACGGCGCCGACGACTTCAACATCCTGCTGATCGGCACCGACACGGTCCGCACCGTGCAGGTCGTCGAGGGCGCCGATGAGATCCGCTGATGGCTTTCGGCAAACCAGCTATCACCGATCCGCGGCCGCCGGCGACGAGGGACACGACCCAAGCCGTTAGCAATATCCGCCAGCGCATCGAGGCAATCGAGGCGGCCGTCACTGCTCTGCAGTCGATCAACACGAAGTTCGACACCTCTGGCCTGCAGTCTCAGATCGACCAGCTGCGCAAGGATCTCGCAGCTCTCACGTTGCGCGTGCAGACACTCGAGGCCGAGGTGCCGACCGACTGGTACGTCGATGGCGTCTTCGTGGGCACGCGCCACAAGGCGAACTTCATCCACGGGGCTGGCATCACGATTACCGGCTCCGACGACTCGACCAACGAGCGCGTCGATATCCGCTTCGACGTCAGTGGAGTCGACCTCACGCTGCCGGTGGAGCGCACGGCAATCAGGATCCTGCCGCGCGACATCGCCATCGCGCTGGGCCGCTTCATAACCACGACCCAGGCACGCATCGTTATCGCTGGACGTTCGATTGGCCTGTCGCTGTCTAACGATGTTGTGATCGATGTTGATCGCGCCGTACTCAGACTCGCTGGGCGCAGCGTCAGCATCGCCGCCGGAGCCAATGTATTCCTGCAGACCGATCGCGGTGCGCTGCGGGCAGCCGGGCGCAGCATTGGAATGGGTATCGGCATCCCGATGTCTCGCGCTGCACTGCGCGTCGGCGCCAGGGACGTTGCACTGAACCCCACCGGCAATG